CATTGGATATATGAAATGTTCGAGGTTCAGAGCCTTCCCGGACACGAGATATGGCATCAAGACGGGAATGAGAATAATGCTAATCTACCAACAGGTTACTATGAGAATATATCAATCGGTAAAGATCCTGAATGGGTTAAAATATACGTTAAAGGTCTGTACGGATTCATCTGTGATGGTAAGCCAGTTTATCCTGAGTTTAATCATAATATCCATGTATCGGAAGAAGAACTCAACTGGAATAAATTCAAGCCGCTTCTTATTGGATTTGATTTCGGATTAACCCCAGCTATGGTCGTAACGCAAATCACTTCCAAAGGTCAGTGGGTTATTTTACACGAGGAGTGGTCAGACGGTATGGGGATTAATCGTTTCGGTGACCATTGCCTAGAGGTTCTTAATCTTAAATACCCCGGTGCTATTTGGCACGTTTATGCTGATCCAGCAGGAGAACAGAGGGCACAGACGGATGAGAAGACTTGTTATCAAATTCTTGATGAAAAAGGTTTCACCTGTCAAGCTGGTGCGATAGATTTCACATCCCGAAGAGAAGCGATCGCGACAAGGCTTAATACCATGATAGAAGGTATGCCGGCGATGCTGATAGATGGGGTTAATTGTAAGATGTTAGTTAAGGGTATGATGGGAGGTTATCAATACTCCGAGATTGCTAATAGTGGTCGTTATCATGAAAAACCACTTAAAAACTCATACAGTCATCCTCATGATGCCCTACAGTATATAGCGACAGAGATATTCACTAAACGGATTAACACTAAAAAGAAAAAGAAGAAAAGACCATCATGGCAAACCGTATAGATAAATTTAAAACTTGGTATGAGTTAACCCTTCGGCATCCTGCTCTTAAAGATTGGGAAAGGGAAGCCAGTGAGGATTTAGCTTATTACGATGGTGATCAATTCTCAAAAGAAGAGATGGATGAACTTAATGATAGAGGTCAGCCTATTATTGAGGTTAATAAAATCCAGCCTAAGATGAATAATCTAATGGGTGCTCATGGTTCAATGCCAGCGAGACACGTTGCGAAACCTAGAAATGAAGAGTCTAGGGAAGCAGCAGAAGCTATTACAGATGTTTTCGGTTATATGGACTATCGCTCAGGCTATCCTGATGAAGAAGCCGATATGTTTCAGGATGGTGTATTGACGGGATTAGGTTGGATGGAAGCGGTTGAGAGTGTGGATGAGGATGGGCAAGATGAAGTCCTATTCCAACACGAAGATACGCTTAATATGAGAGCAGATCCTTTCGGAAGAGGTCAGGATTTAGACCGAGGATTCCGTTTCTGTTGTAGGAATAAGTGGATGGATCTTGAAGACGCTCAAGAAATGTTTCCTGATATGAAGGATAGGTTAATCCAGATTGTTAACAGCGGGGAAAGTGAGGGTTTTAGTGAATCCATAGCCATTAGAGGTAAGAATGATGACTACGATATGGATGAGAAAAGTATTTCCTACATTGATATTAAGCGTTCTCGGCTCAGGATTGTAGAATTATGGTATAAAGAAGTCGATACCGTTATGTTTACAGAAGATAATCGCTATGTTTCTAAAAAGGATTTAGAATTTTATCGTAGCCTTGATGATACTTTTAAATCTGATGAAGTCATAATGGCTGAGAACAATATTCGAGCAGTTGAGTTAAAGGTTTGTAAGAAAGTATTCTTCACAGGGGAACATATACTACAGGAGATGATAACGCCATTTAATCATCCTTTGTTAATCACCAAGTTCCCTCTATTTATATTCGTATGTTTTAGGAAAAAAAGCGGTAAGAGAAAAGGCGAACCGTATGGGTATGTTAGGAATATGAAACCCATGCAGAAGGAGATTAATAAGAGAAGATCGAAAGCCATGCATCTCCTAAACACCACGAAGATAGTTATGGATGCAGGAGCTGTTGATGATGTTGATGAATTAAGAGACGAAGCTGCGCGGCCTGATGCTATTATAGAAAAAAGACAAGGTAAGGATCTAGTTCTAATTGAAGGAGAACAATTAGCCTCCACGCAGTTTTCCATTATGGAAAAATCGTCTATTGATCTGCAAGAAATTAGTGGTATATTTGATGAAAGTATAGGCAGTGCAACTAATGCCAGAAGTGGTAAGGCGATTGGTAAAAGAATAAGAGCTTCTAATCAGAATAATATCAAAGTATTTTCTAATCTCAGAAGATCGAGAAAGAAGATTGGGGATTTTAAGCTCGGAGTTGCTAAGCAGTATTTCAATGAAGAAAGAACATTATACATATCGGCAGATAATTCACTAGAAGAACCGAAGACGATAGAGCTTAATAAGCAAGAAGAAGGGAAAGTAAAAAATAGCATAAAGGAAGCTCTCGTGAGGATGGTGATTGATGACGCCCCGGCTTCCGCTACATCACAGGAGGAACAATTTGATGAATTAGTAGAACTGGCAAGGGGTGGATTCCCAATACCTCCACAGGCGATTATCATGGCTTCAAATATCCGTAATAAGGATGAAATACTAAAACAAATGAGTGTTAACCCACCGCAAGGTGACGGCACAGATGGAGTACCAAAATGACAATACCTGAAGATAATGACAATCTTGCTGTAGATGAGTTATTCAAAGTACCTCAGCCATTCGAGGATAATGAGAAAGACCCCGAACCGGCATCCGAAGAAGTAGAACCGGAAGAAGACAAAGGTGGAGAAGGAGAGAAGGATGAAATCGACTATAAGAAACGCTTTGATGATAGTCAAATATTCATTGAAGAACTCAGAAGTAAAAATACTGAGCAGGAAGATTCAATCCAAGATTTGACCGGTAGGCTTAAACATCTGGAGGAAGTGGCTAAGAAGAATTACGAGGTCATTAATCCAGAAGAGGAATACAAAGAATACGAAGCTCCTGAAAAACCTGAAAAACCTGATGCTTCTTCCGTATGGGCAGATAAGGTTGAGAAGGAAGAAAAAGCTCTCGTATCTGTATTCCCCGATTATTACGATGTAGTCGGAAGTGGTGGTCAGAAAGATTCTCCTTTTCTAAAAGCAATAGCGGAAGATTCCAAGTTGTATGAAAAGGTAGCTAATGCAGAGAGACCTGCGGCAGAGGCGTATAAGATTGGTTTGGATTATAAACTAGCTCAAGCGAGTAAGGGTAAAGATCCAGTACCACCTAAGCCAAAGACTCCTTCATTACGAGATGCTCCGGGCTCTAATGTACCCCCGGATCATAGCCCTGAAGATACACTTGGGAACATATTTAAAAAATAAACAAGGAGTAGGGAAAAATGGCTTATACCGAGATTTCCACTTCTCATGGTTTAACTCAGGAACAGTGGGAAAGTGGATTATACAAAGAATACCTTGGTGAGTTTCCTTTCTTCGATTTGATGGGCACGAGTTCTGACTCGGTTATTCAGGTCAAGGAAGATCTTACTAAGAACATAGGTGATGCGATAACAATCGGGATTAGGGCCAAGCTTTCTGGTGAAGGCCAGTCTGGTCCTTCTCGGTTGAAGGGAAATGAAGAGAAGATGAGGTTCTTTAATCAGAGGATTGTGATTGACGAACTGAGACACGGTGTTTTGCTTAAAGGAAAGATGAGTCAGAAGAGAGTTGCATTCAATCTCAGGAATGAGGCGAAGGATGCACTTAAAGATTGGCTTAAGGAAAAGACGGAGATTTCTCTCATCAGTGCGATTTCCGATACGTCTTCGGGTCGAGTACAGGGAAGGTACTTGTACGGAGCTTTGAATAGTAACTGGGACTCTACACATCTTACGGCTCAGGCTAATGTCGATGCCACTAATGATGTACTTACGGTTGCTATGATAGAGAAGGCAAAGAGGAAGGCGAAGCTAGGTACGGGAATAAAGATGCGTCCTTTTAAGATTATGGATAAAGGCCGTACTATTGCGGAAAAATTCATTCTGTTTGTTCATGATTATGCAGCTAGGGATCTTAAGACTGATTCCGCATGGACAACCGTACAGAATAATCAGATCACCTCTGGTAATATGAATGTTCCGCTTATCTCCGGTAGTAATTACTTGGGTGAGCATGACGGAGTTTTGATCTACGCTTATGATAGGGTAGAGATTGATTCCGGAGTAGGTGCATCCGGTATTGATGTAGCACATAATCTTCTCCTAGGAGCACAGGCGGCTGCTTTAGTCTGGGGTGAGCGTACAACCTGGGCTGAGGATATTGATGACTACAACGACGAGAAGTTAGGGGAATTGAGAAACTAGTATTCAACAGAGATACAGCAGAGGATCATGGTGTTGTTCATGTCTTCTCAGCTGCTGTATCAGACGCTTAATAAATATTGGAGGTAATTCGTAATGGGACGTAATGGTTATAGATACTGGAGCATACAGCTCTCTGATGAACGTAAAGGCTTGAAGATTAACGACAATTCTGGTGTCGCTAATGTCCTTGTAGATGGTAGCCCTACAGAAGTTACCCTTTATGCGGATGAAGTGGCAACGGCTAAGTCGAATCCTCTTACCTTTACTGATGGTTTTGTGGATTTCTGGACTGCTGAGTCAGTTTCATCTGTTGATATTTCGATATTGACAGCGGCTGGTGAGGCAATATTCATTAGCGGACAGTCTGCTAGTGAGGTGAGGATTAATGTAGATACCCAGAAAAGGGAGCAGACGCTTATGATTCCCTTTGCAGCTTCAACAGCTGAGACAGATACGGGATTTGACCTTCCGGCGAATCTCTTACTGGAAAGCTGTTGTGTTAGGGTTACTACGGTGGATGCTACCGAAACACTTGATGTTGGTCTGTTGTCTTCCGAAGCAGGAGGCGATGCTAATGGGCTTATATCTGCTATTAGTGTAGCTACAGCTGGAGTTATTCAGCCTATTGTTTACACCAATGGCTCGAATGAGGCTTACGTATCAGCCTTTGTTGGCGGAGCTCTTATGTACGCAGGTAGGGTAGGTACTGATCTTGACCAGGATAATGGTATGGCAGGATCACTAGGCTATGTTACTGATGGTACTGCGAAGAGTATAACGCATACCGGTACAGCAGGTAGTGATACAGCAGCGGGATATATCATCCTAAAGTATGTTAAACTTACATAAGTGACATAATCCAGTAGTTGGATATTGTCACTTATGACAACCTAGATGGGGAGGGTTACAAGATGGCTTATAAAAGTTATCCACTAACCCTTCCCATCTCCCTCACGGGGAATAGATTATGAATTTTCAGCAAATGAAAGACCAGGTTTTGAATATTATAGGTAAGGAGTTTGAATATAGCGTTGAGTTCTTTATTCAATCAGGCCAATTAGCCATCGAACGTGAACTTAGGGTTAATGCTATGATAACTTATCATCCCTTGGTTACACTAGATTCCGGGGTTAACTCAATAACTCTACCAACTGGATTTTTAGAGATGAAGTATATCTGTATCGTAGACGGTACAATTAGATATTTTTTAGAAGAACAAGAGTCAGATTATTCCATGCTAGAAAGCAATCGTAATCATAGAGAAGATACAACAAACACCGGTCGACCTACCAAGTACAGGGTACTAGACGGCACAACTTTAGAATTTGACCGTTATACTAATAAGGCTTATAAACATGAAAGTGCTCATTATCACCATTTATCAACTCTTACAAATCCATCAGACACTAATTGGTGGTCGACTGATGCGTATGATATTTTACTGTATTCGGCTTTGGTAGAGTCAATTCCTGTTTTGTTAATGGATATTAAAAACGCAAGGAGATCCAAAGCTTGGGTTGGTATATTGAATAAGAAAATAAACGATCTCCGTACTAGTAATAGTAAGGGTAAAGCAAGCGGTGGTCGTAAACGTGTGAGGTATATTGATTAATGGCAATCCCAACAGTACCTACATCAACTACATTAGTTACAGAAGCATTTATACGATGTAAGATACCATCGCCCGGTCCTGCTGAGATAACTAGAGCTGAGGATTTCTTACTGGTTGAGGTGATGAAGATTATAGCTCAGGCTCAAAACTGGCGTGTATTGGAGGAGACTTCGATTGCTATCGTTTCTCCTTACGTCCCTCGTTATGCGTTACCTGCGGATTTTAACAAAGCAATAGAAGGGACATTATTCAAAACAAGTTACAGTGGTACTGCTCAATCAGGTACAACTAGTAGCATGAAACTTGAATTAGGAGAAACGATTACCGAAGCACTAGCTTTGGGTGGGATATTAATCCCTACAGATGGAGCAGCTAAAGGGGAGTTTAGGAGAATAACTGCTTATGATACTGTAACGCTGATCGCCTCTATTACGCCGAATTTTACCAATACTCCAGGAGCTGACGGTTATATGATCGTGACTTCCATGGATGATGAGATAGACTTACCTTATAGTAAAACAGCAAAATTGAGAATGTATTCTTCGCCCGGAATGCCTAAAAGGATTGATCTCTATAATGATGAATTATATTTAGACCCAGTACCTGATGCAGGCCCGTACGCAATGCAGATAAGACATCAGTTAGATATTGCCCAGATAGATGTAACAAGTAGTCGATGGACTTTATTACTTACATCATGGGAACCGCTTCTAGTACAGGGTGTAATAGCTTTGATTTACCAGTCTAGAGATGACGAGAGGTACAAGGAAGCGTATGATATATTCAAAGAATTGCTTCAATTAATCATGCTTGGAAATGAGCAAACCAGCCCCGTGACGGAGGATGATGGAAGTGGAAAATAAAGATGTTTATGAGAAGCGAGATATCTTACTGGGGCGGATTGATGAGAGAACAGCTGAAATCCCAGAAATGAGGAAGGATATAAAAGACCTGCATGGCCGCATGAGCAAGGTTGAAGTTAAATCTACATTCCTAGGTATGTTCGGAGCAGGGCTTGTATTTGCGGCGATGAAAATTAAAACAATGTTCGGGGAAATTAAGACAACTTTTTAATACTGTTATCTTAAGCATAGACTGTTCGATTATCTGCGGGATTAGGAGTAAGGAGGATCAGGAGAAGGCTTTCAATTCCGGCTTTAGTTCTAAGCATTGGCCTGATTCCAAACATAATGTAGAGATAGAGGGTGAATTGAGCTTAGCTGTTGATGTTGTTCCGTATCCTATTAACTGGAATGACTTACCTAGATTCTATATGTTTGTAGGTTATGTTAAGCGTATTGCGGATGAATTAGGTATTACTATAAGATGTGGAGCAGATTGGGATATGGATGGTTGGAGTAAGGATCAGAAGTTTCATGACTTACCGCATTTTGAACTAGTGGAGGATTAAAATGGGATTTGTAAGTTCGGTTATAGGTAAGGTAACATCGGCTGGGATATCACAAACAGCTGATAGTGTAGGTAACGCAGCACTCAATATACGCTCTGCGCTCACTGGTGAATTACCTCCAGCTGAGAAGACTAAAGTTATTCTGGCACAACTTGATGTTATTGAAAACCAGACAAGTGTTATCGTAGCCGAGGCTAATGGTCAGAGCTGGTTACAAAGAAATTGGCGACCTATTATGATGATGGTTATTGTGGTGATTGTCGCTAATAATTATATCATCTTCCCCTATGCTTCGCTATTTACGGATAAGGTAAAGGTGTTAGAATTACCAG